GACGGGTTGATTTTCTTCCACGCCTTTTCCGCGTTTTCCTTTGCGACCTTTTTGGGATAAACCTCCCAAAAACGATTGAAAAGAGATTGTTGAACGACCGTGAGTTGGCTTTCGCGTCTCTGCCGCTTCTGCGGCGGAGATACTGTAATATCCCCTATAATATCATCTGTAGTATCACTTATAATATTGGGACAAGTTTTTTGGCTACCCGTACCCAAGTTTTTTGGCTGGGGTGGACAAGTTTTTTGGCTACCCGTACCCAAGTTTTTTGGCTGGGCAAAAATTTGGGGTATCTTCTCTCGGTCAACAGCCCTATAACTGCACGCCGCGACCCCGTTTACATAAAATTTCGACTTTTCCAAAAGTCCTTTTTCGCAAAGTGATTTGAGGGCGTTGTCGACGCTCTGTTTGGAGGCGCAACACCAATCAGCGAGGTATTGCCTACTTCCATCGAATTGCTGACCGTTTTGCGAAAAGCCGTAAATTATTGCATAAACGCTGAGTTCTACACCTTTCAAGGCAAATTCTTTCACCATAAACCATTGCACCAAATAGTAGTTGCCGTCTTTGATGTGTGACTCTGCCATATTGTTCACGCTCCTGTTCGGTCTCTGTGCTGATGCAAATAGACATATTCGCTCGTACATCCGGCGTTCGCATATATCCACGCATCGCATTTTTCTTTCGACAGATGGTTGTGCAGTACATTTTTCTCGTATGCAAACTCTCCGTCGATTTCCTTTTGCTTGATTCTGCGGCGTATTTCCTCATCCTCGTAATTTGCCTCTACGAGGTACAGGTCGTAATCCTTTGCAAAAATGCCGTTGAGGTCATTCGTGTCGGTTGCATAGAACACCTTCCCCCCGGCAAAGTGGATTTTGTAGCCGCAGTTCGGTACATTGTGGTTGAGTCTTACGGGTATGATTGAAGCGATTCCGTAGTTGTACATCTTGCCGCATTCCAGCACATCAATGTTTCTTTTGCTGATTCCTGCGTCAACCATCTCAGGTAGCAGCCACGCGCCGCCCGCAAAGCGGAGAGACGGTCTCTCCGCCGCGAGTCTCCGCACGGTTGCGGGATTGAAATGGTCTCCGTGGCAATGCGTCAGCAAAACCAGTTGTATCTGCCTTATGTACGGCGCAATGTCTCTGTATGGCACACCACAGTCCACGAGGATGCGGTTGTTAAGCAACACCGCGTTCCCCGTAGAGCCTGTCCCGATGACCGTGTACGGGATATTACACCTCATTCAAATTCACCTTTTTTACCCCAGCGCTTGCCGCTTGCGCTTCTTCAAGCGGTGTCGCCGTTTCCGTCAGGTATTCCGGCGCAGGGTTTGCAGATTCAATAGCATCCGGCGTTCCGAAAAGCAGTTGCTTGCCGTCCGTTTCCGCGATGCTGTCGTCCCGCTCAAATGCCGTCTGCATTTCGGTTGACATGATTCCCCACTTTGAAATAATCTGGCGGAGCATCGTTTTCTTTGCCATCGAGTCAAAGTCTTTGTACCAGAACGAGCTGTATTTCCACATATCGCCCTCTGGAATTTCTCCGGCTTCGATTTTTCTCATTACCTCCGCGCTGAACGCGGGAGAATATGTGTCGGCGTGAATGAGCATAGCGTCTTTCGTCCAGTAGATGAGTTTCCGGAACCCGTTGAGGTATTCAAAAAACGCAACATATCCGACCGTCTTTGCGGCGTTTCTCTGGTATTCGTCGGAAATCCACCGCGCCTCAAACTCCTCCGTGAACGGATTGTAGGAAACAAACTCGCCGTCTTTGACTTCGAGAACATTGATGTGCTTGTAGAAGCCGGAGCGGATTGCAAGCTGGATGAATCCACGGTATCCGAGAACAAACTGCGCGGTTTTGATGGTCTGTTTCAGCCATCTGCCCTTTGCGTCTTTCATCTTGTTTCCGTCCGCGTCGAGGATGTAGACCACATTCCCGTTCGCGTCCTTTACCGTCTGCTCAAACGGTACGAGGTAGTAGTGACCAAGCTGAGGCGACGGGGACAGATTCAGACTTTCTCCGAGGAGTGCGCCGGCGATAATGGTCTGCGGCGTACATTCCTGCAAAGCATGGTTTACGCTTACTGCCGATGTGATGGAGGCGACAAAGCGCTTACACCGTGCGGGGTCGGAAAGGGTGTTTGCAATAAGTTGCTGATACTGCGGTGTCGTGATAGCCACCGAAAATCTGCTTTTCTGTTGGGCGACCGGCTGTGCCGTCTGCTTCTGCAATGCGTTATTCTGCGACATACTTGTATCCTCCGTCGATTAAGAATTTTTTGACTGCTTTCAGTTCTTCGAGCGTCCCCGTGATGGTGAATGTTGCCTGATACACCTCTTGCGGCGCAATAAACTCATCAGAGACGCCGTTTCCGCTCTCTACGGGTTTCTGCTCCGTCGGCGCTTCAACGCTTACAGGGGCGACCAGCGGCTCGTTCTGGGGCATTGCCGCTTTCTGTGCTTCAAGCTCCGCCTGCAGCTGTGCCTCTCTCGCCGCCTGTTCCGCTTCTCTCTGCTTTCGTTCCTCCGCGAGCTTCTGTTCGCGTTCAATTGCTTTGTGACGGTTTGACACGGTTACGACTGCCGCGTTCGCATCATATCCGTTGCGTTTGAACTCCGCCATAATCTCGTCGGCGTGTTCCTGAAATGTGGCAATCATCTTGATTCCGGAGTCGATTGCATCGAGCCAAGTTTTTGCCGCTGTCTGCAATTTCTTCCGGCTGTCCGACAGACCGACTTTGAGGTTCATGCTCTCGAAAGAAACAAAGTCAATTCCCAGACTTTCGGCGTATTCCGTAAAGTACGCGGCAACCTCCGCCCGCTTTGCGTCCTTTACCCCGTCCTCGACCTCGGCAATTCTGCTTTTCAGTTCTGCGTCCGCGCCTCTGAACGGCACAGTGATGCACTCCTTGAATGCCTCCTCAAATGCGTCATACGGGGCGAGGACTGCTTTTTTCACCTCTTTGCGGCGTTCCTCAAATGCCGCAAACATCTTGTTGAGTTCCGCCCGCTTGTTCTTGATTTCCGTGACGGTGTCCTCCGTGACTTCGAGCGCAAGCGCATCCGCCACAACCGCCTCGACCTGCGATTTTACCTTATACAGCTGTTCCTGAATGATGGGCAACTGCTTGATTACGATGATTTGCTGTTCTTCGGTAGCTTCCGGCGCTACCATTGCTACGGTTTCTTCCATGTGTTCCTCCTCAATCACAAAAAGGTTCTGTGACCTTGTAATGGTATTTGTTTTCGCCGGTCTTTTCAAAAGTGTAGTAACCGGCAAAATAGGATTCTGCGCTGTCTTTGTTCCAGTCCCTGTATGCCTGACGGCACGGGCGCAGGACATTCGTGCAAAATCTCTTTGCCATCGCCTCGCCCTCGTCCGTTTCGACATCGAACTCGTAATACGAGTCCCCGTATCGCCTCTGCTGTCCTGCCTGCAAGCATGTGACTTTGAATTTGTACTCTTTTTGTGTCATATCAAAACTCCCTCTTGACATAAGATTCCGTGCGTGCTATAATATTGGTGGGCTGTGGTGGGCGTACTATTCTGTGCGTCCATCGCTTTTTGTTCTGCGACTCTGGCACGGTGCATCTCGCCGCAGAAGTCGGAAAACGCTCGGAATTGCACCTGTTCCGAAATCAGCATAGCGAGGTAATCTTCGCCGTGATTCGTGCCGTATCTTTCGTTGATGCGTTTGAGCTTCTGTTCCGCAAGGGACAGGGCTTTTTTGTATGCATCTTCTGAAATTTCTGTGCCGAGGTGCATTTCCGCTTTTTCTTTCAGCGTCATTACTTTCGTTTCCTCCTTTCTTTCGGCGTTGGGGTTTCTGGCGTTACTCTCCATCGACAAACTCTCCTTTCTCCATTTTCTCGACCAGCGCGAGGGCTTCGTCGAGTCTCTTTTTGGCTTCGATAAACTCGCATTTCAGTTTTGGCAGTTCCGCCATACTTGCTCTGGTTACGCATCCGTCAAGCATCGTAAACAGCGCATCCGTGGTTTCTTTCAGCACCGTAATCGTGTTGTACAGTCTTATCGCCGTTTTCTCCGGTGCGGCGGCTACAATCTCTCTCGTATATCTGCCGAGCGCACATTCGTGTGTGCAGTACCAGTTCCGTAGCTCCGGCTCGCTGTATGCGTCCGCCATGAGTGCTACAACATCATTCGACGGTCGAACGATGTCAAGCTCGTATTTTTTGAGGGCATCTTCCGTAACACCCGGCAGGGCTTCCGCCGCTCCCGCCCGCGAATAGAACCGGTCATTGTACTGTGCCGCCCTCATTCGTGCTTGACAGTACCTGTTTTTCGCCGCTGTGGTTACTTGCTTTGGCATTTATTTCGCCTCCGTTCTGTGTTAGAATTATTACAGCACAGAAACAATGTTTCCGATTGGGTCTTGCGTTCTATTACCGCGTCGCACGTAGTCCCGTTTTGGGGCTAACAGAGTTAAAAAAAATATCGTCGCCTTTGTAGCACAGTTTTGCTTTGATTTTCACCGCAACCTGAAGCGACGGATTCTTAACCCCTGTTTCGATTTGCGCGTAATGATTACGCGAGATACCAATCGCATCCGCAAATGTTGCTTGCGTGAATCCCGCCTTTTTACGGACGCTGACGAGTTTCGTTCTCATTTTCTCTCCTTTCGTGGTGTTTTGTGTTTCGTTTTGGGCTGTTGTAAACAATTATACTCCCTTTTGGGGACATTGTCAAGCACTTTGTTGATAATAATGAAAATATTTGTCTCTTTTCGGGTCATCTACTTCCCGTAACGGGTCTTTTGTGCTAAAATATCTTATACGGTGTGGAGGTGTTTATTTATGCCACGGGTTGAAACTGATTTTTCCAAAAGATTGGTTGCGCTTCGGACGGAACGCAAGGTGTCTCAGGTCGCGTTCGGTGAAGCGTTGCAAATTCCTCGTTCGACAATTTCCGGTTATGAAGCCGAGGGCAAAGAACCGGATTATCAGACCCTTTGTAAGATGGCTGACTTCTTTGGTGTTTCCTGCGATTATCTTCTGGGGCGCACAGACGAGCGTCGCCCCTGCGACATCGTGTTTCGCAAAGACGCGGGAAATTTCAAAAAGCATTATGAGGAATTGCCGGGCGAGCTTCGGGACATCGTTTCCGAAACCGTCGATGCGTTCTATGTTCTCATGTTCCGAGATGTAAAAGGGAAAGACAAGAATCGCCTTGCGCTGTACCGTGACCTGATGTGCAAATTGCGCTCCGGTCGCGGCGAAATACGCGCGTTGCTTGACGGCGTATCTTCCGGCGTTCTTTCTCCGTCCTCGCTCGCTTCCGTTGTCTCTATGCAGAGCAAGCTCAAAACGAGCGTTGATACATCCCTTGATGAAATGCTTGACGCTGATATGAAGCTATCCAAAGTGTAATTTGGTCTTTATGGTTGGTCTTTGTTTGGACATTGTTTTTTCGTAACGCCACGAACCGCAACGAAACGAGACGATACAAAACCCTTGAAAATACGGCACTTTACGGCACTGTGCGGCACCTGAAATTCTGCTACAAATTTTACTCTTGCACTTTGGGGTGGTAGAGGCCGCAAGTTCAAGTCTTGTCACTCAGACCAAGAAAAACCGTTGATTTATATGGGTTTTCCGTGTAAATCAGCGGTTTTTCGTTTTGTGTCTCCCTCTCAAAGAATGCGTTTTGGTCTTTGTTTGGTCTTTATTTGCCTCAAAAAGACCATTCAAGCCCCGTTGCCGCCGCTTTTGGTCTTTCCCTTGTCTTGCTCTGCAAAAAGCGTCTCAAAGGTACTGGCGGCTTTCTCGTCGGCATCCCGCAGGGCATGAACATACCTGTTCGTCGTTGACAACTGCGAGTGTCCGAGTCTCGACGCAACATTCTTGATGTTCGTCCCGCTCGACAGCAGGAGCGTAGCCGAGGTATGCCGGAGCGAATGAAATTTCCTGTGCGGGATGTTGTTCTTCTCCAAGAATTTTGCAAATTGCTTTGTCGTTGTCTGTGGGTTCATCGGCTCGCCATCCCATTGTGTGAACAGCCATCCGTCCCCATGCCACCTGTCGCCAAGTCTCATCGCGTCCTGCATCTGCTCTGTCTGGTGCTTCCGCAACAGTTCTATCAAGTATTCGGGTATCGAGATTTCCCGAATGCTTTTTTTCGTTTTCGGCTTCTTCGTCTTGATTTCTTCACCGGTCAGCTTGTAGTTTGACTGTTTCACAATGACGAGACTGCGGTTCATATCAATGTTGCTCCATTTGAGAGCACAAAGCTCGCCGCGCCGCATCCCCGTGACAATGGCAAGGTGTATCAGCACCTGAAACATCGTCGGCTCTGTGTCGAGGCAGGACAGCATATGCTGTGCTTCCTCCGGCGTGAATATCTTTATCTCTGGCTCGTCAACCTCCGGCAAGTCGAGTTTCGCCGTGTCGGTCGGGTTGCGGTCAATCAGGTCGAGCTTGTATGCTTTTGCGAAAATGGATTTGAGTACCGTAAAATACCGTTTCACCGTCGCGGCGGATAACCGGTCGCCCTTGCCGTCGTTCCGTATTCCATCCCCTTGAAGCATCTGTATGAATTGTTGGGCGTGAATCGGCTTGACCGCGTTCAGCTTCATATGACCGAGTGACGGTTTGATAAGCTCCTGAATCACACTCTTATAGAATACAAGCGTATTCGGGGACAGTGTCGCCTCTGCCATCTCTAAATACCGATCGCAGAAGTCTGAAACTTTCATGGAGGACATTTCTGTGGAGTCGCCTCCGGTCACTCTGGCTTCAAACTCTACCGCCACCCGATTCAATTCCTTTTCGGTCTGCTTCACCGTCAGCCCCGCCGGAGGTCTCCAAGTCATGGACTTTATGATTTGCTTTCCCTGTGCCGTGTACCCGCATGATACTCTGATTCGATACGAGTCGCCGCGCCGCGTAATTGTCGCCATTTGGGTCTTGCCTCCGCTCTTTTTCGGTGTGATTGTTGCCGTTTGTGAACATTTTGTAAATATCACAGAAAGCATCTTGACCCATTTCGGGACAATGTGCTATAATGATAACAACAACAATAATATTATACCATAGAGTAGAGGTTTCGTCAAGCGGAGGTGACAAAAATGGCAAGCGCAAACGCAGAAATTCGCAATAAAATCAAGGCGGCAGGGCTGTTCCTGTGGCAAGTCGCTGATACAATGGGCATTCAGGATTCAAACTTTTCCCGTATGCTTCGGAAAGAGCTTTGTGAGCGTGACCGCCTCCGTGTCCTCTCTGCCATCGAAAAGGCAAAGGAGGTGTACGCGAGTTGAGCATTCCAAGAATGCGAGGGCTGAAAGAAGCTGTTACAATTCTTCACGAGGAGGACAGCGGTTGCGCCCTGACTCTCTATGCCCTGCGGCAAATGGTTGCCGACGGTACAGTTCCCGTCGTGCGCGTCGGTCGCCGCGTCCTGATTAACATGGAGGTTCTGTACCAGTACCTTAACACCCTCCCCGAAACGCCGTCCGAGTCTTGCGGTCGCTCCGTTTCTCGAATCGGATAAGGCATTCTTCCGCTTCGCTTTTCTTTTCTGTAGATATGCTACGCTTCGCTTTTCTTATCTTTGCTCTGCTTGGTAGTGTAGTGCCTTGTGTAGTACCTACTGTAGTACCTTGCGTAGTACCTACTGTAGTACCTTGTGCTTTCTTTTCACAGTTTTCCCTCCTGCGGCTACCGTTTTTGCGGTAGCCGCTTTTTGCTTATTCCATTTTGACCGACTCCCAATGCTCCTTGATTCTCCGAAAAACATCGTCAGCATTAAGCCATCCGACCACTCTGTCCATTTTTGCCTCCTCCTCTGTGAGAAGCCCCATAATTTCGATTTTGTCGCCATCCGCCCCGTATGTACCGTCTCCCTCTACTGCAGAAAGAATAAGCGGCTCTTGCGGATATAGAATGTGATATTTCTCAATCATCAGGAAATTTGTTTCGCCTTTGATTATGCGAATGGATTCATCCTTGAACTTGTGAGGGATTCCGGCGAATTTGAGCGCGCGACGCAGACTGAAAATTTCCTTGAATTTCGTCGTTGACTCTCGCGTCATATTTCCGAGGAAGAAGAATCGCCCGTTTTTCTGGGCAAAGGTAGAGAATTTGAACTCGCCTTTTTCGTCGGTGCTGTGCGGCTCGGAGACCATAAACCCGCCGTCGTATCCGGCTGTTTCTCTGCGACGCGGCATCGAGTAAATCGGCATCACATCGTACATCTCCCAATAGATTTCCTCGTCGATTTCCTGACCGGGCTGTGCGCTGAAATTCTTGTCGCGCGCCCAATCGCTGTGCGTGTAAATGCCCATTATCTTGCCTCCAATTCTTTGAGTTTCTGAATCACATACTTTGCGGCAAATTTGCCGTTACCGTTGAGCAGTCTCTGCCATGCTCCGGCAGACGGCGACCATCTGAATCCGTTGCTTTTCAGTATGTCTCTGACTTCCTCGTTCGGCTTTTCGTCAAACAAGAGCTGAATGCGCATGGCTTCCGCGTTTTCGACAATCCGCAAACCATCAATTCCGATGTCGTCTGCCGTGCGTTCCTGTGTTCCGGTTTCCTTTGCCTTTTCCAGCATTGCAATCCGCTCTTTGACCTGACGAATCTTTGCGGAGTTGTTTGAAAGAGAATACGGCGCAAACGGGACATCCCCAAGGAACCACGGCTTTGCCATCTCCGCTTTGATAGTTTCAATGTCGTCAAGCGACAGGCAGGGACACCCGTCAAGCGTCTTTTCCTTGCGATAGTAGGCGTTTGTTTCCCGCATGGTTTCCTGTGCGCTTTCGAGCCGTTCGAGCTTCTGACGGAGTTTTTCGAGCGCCTGTGCGTCTCCGCTCTTGATTGCGTCAGACCCCGCACTTGCGATACGCCGCAGAAGCGCTTCAATGTCTGCCCATTCCCGCATGAGCGCGTCCCTCCGCTCGTTCTGCTTTTCTTTCTTACGCACGGGGAAATTCCCCGCGCCGGAAATGAGGACAGACGGACACATGGATTCAACCGTAGATTCTTTGTTGTACCATTCCGCCAGCTTCCGTGCGTACCGGTCGAGCAGGAGGTCGATTCTGTCGGCTTCATCCGGATAACGCTTCTTCCGCGCCTCCGCAATCTCTGCCGCCTCATCGACGCGCCGCTTGTACCTTGCGGTTTTCTCACCGTCGCAGTAGTCCCTCATGCTGTTCATATCGTGTGCCGCTCTTGCGGTCGTCTCGTTGATGTAGTAGTATTTCATTCCTCGATTTTCCCTTTCATAAACTGTTCTGTGACATCCTTGAACGCCTTTTCAAAAGAGGCGTTCAATTCGACTTTCGTAATAACATATCCGTTTTCTTGCGCCGTGCGCTTTGCGTTCGCAATGCACCCCGGCGACGGATAAAGGTTCTGAAACAAGCACCGGATTTTCGTCATTCCGGTTTTCTCTTTTTCTTTCGGCTTATACCCGTACACCATGAGTGCTTTCATTCCTTGCCTCCATCTCCGGTCGTTTTCTGCTTCGTCTCCATACAGATGACAATTGCCGCCGCAAACTGTTCCAGCATATCTGAAATTGCTTCTGCGTCCTCAACAAGTCGCCGAATCGACGGAACACCGGCAAGCCCGCCCCGCTTTGCATCTACAAGCATTTCGATATGTTCGTCAACATCAAACCCCTCATAGTTAGCATAGATTTCCTGCTCGGCGTTCTCCGCGCTTACTGTAAAGCTGATGTCCTCTCCTGCAGGGGAACTGTTTTTGAACTCTACCATCCCATCGCTGAACTTAGTGACTTTCCATCCGAGTCTTTCCGCGCATTCCACGATTCTGGGGTCAATGGTTTTGAGCGTTCTGGCTTTGTCTTTTTCCTTTTCAACCGCTTCGGAGAGGTATTTCTGAAATTCCTCTCTTTTGCAAAATCCGCGAATGAACTCCGCGTCCGAAATGGTGCTTGCGTACCCGTCAATGTTCTCTCCGTAGAACTTTTCGCCCGGCTTGATGAGCTGAATGTTTTCGCCAAACTCGATTACCCTCTCGCCGTTGATAAGCACATATGCGCCGCCCTGTGTTACTGAATTTCTGTATCTCACAACCGAAAGTGTAATGTTCATACCGCAAAGCCCTCCCTATCTGGGTTAAATTTGCTGTTCACTGTATTCTCGACCGCCTTTGCGATTGCTTCAAGGGTTCCAATGTCGGTTACAAGGTCGTGATCGCTTGCGGCAAGCGCTTGCCATGACGCTCCATCGTTGCGGTATGCTATGACGGTTGTATATCTCCAGTTCTGCCCAAAGTCGAAATAGGCATCCTCGACGATGTACCGTGTCCCGCGTCTCGATAATGCCGTGAGCAGGTTTGCTGTGGTTTCGAGCGCCTCATATTCTTTCGGGTGTGTTTCCTTTGTCATTACTTTTTTCATGATAAATCCTTTCTGCTTTTCGCGTTCATCATTCTATCGCCGCATTGATACTACCAATCGCACTTTCAATATCATCAAATGCGTCATCAAGGTTTGAAACAGCTTCTTCTGCGGCTTCGCCACGCTTGCTGTTCTGAATGCCCTCCGGCATATTGTCGTAATACTCCTGCTCCTCGTCCCTGAGTGTTTCGAGCTCATCCCGCAAACATTCGAGCTGTTCTGCAATCTCCGCGAGACTTTTTCTTCTTTCTTTATTCACTGTTTTTCCTTTCTGCGGGGCTTTGCCGCCCCGTTCAGCTTTGTTTCACTGTAGTTCTGCTTTGTGTGCTTCCGCCCACGCTTCGCATTTCTGGTTACTCATGTCCCAGCGCCCGACCGAAAACCAATCAAACACTTCACTCGCCTTAATCTCGATGCAGGGGTAGTCGGAAATCGGCTCTTTGCTGATCCAGCGGTACAGCCCAAAATTCCACCGCGCACCATGCGCTTTTAGGTCATCTTTGATGTCGTAGGTGTTGCCGGTGTAAACATACCCGATACCGCTATCGTTGAAGCCGTAGCGCCCCATAATTGCACCGTACCCGGCGGCTTTTGCTTCCGCCTCTTTCGCCTCCTGCCTTGCCTTAGCCTTCGCGTCGAGTATCGCGCGGTACTCTTTTGTATATACCTTCACAATCTTCGCGGTTGAGCGCTTTCCGCTCCCTCCGCACTCCCAGCATGTCTTTCCGGTGTACTCCCACTTGTCAGCCATCCCAGCGCCGCCACAGTGCGGGCATTGCCAGTCGTAGTAGTATTTCGTCCCGTTCTTGTCGGTTTTGAAGTATTGCATTTCCATCATAGCCGTTCCTCCTGCCACGGTCGGGTTAATTCCCGACCGGTGTGATTTCGCAAAGTCTGTTTAAGAGGTCGCAGTAGCCATCGTAGCAACTTTTGCTCTGGCGGTGTCTACGGACTGCTTCGCAGAATTGCGCAGAGCTTGTATTGTCGGCAAGCTCGACAATCTGCTTTGAGTATTTCTCGACCTCCGCTCCGGTTTCTGTCATACCCGCTCTTGTAAGCGTGATAACGGTTTCGAGGTCGTCTTTGCTGATACTGTTCTTTACGAGTTCTGCAACTTTGTCTCCGAGTTTTACGATTGCTCTGTCCTTTTCGGCATCCTTTGCTTTGAGTTCTTCTATTTGGGCTTTTGCTTCTTCAAGTTTCTTTTCCGCATACTGCCATCTACCGTAAGGGCTATCGGCAAAATCGTTTTCGATATTGGATTCAGCATCGTCGAGACAGCCCTCAAGTGCTGTCCCGACATAGCTGTTCTCGCCGAGCGAGTCCACGATGGCTCTGATTTGTTTGAGCGCTTTGCGCTCCTGCTCTTTGCTTGCCTGTACATTAGTTGCCATTTTCTTTTCCTCCCGTTCAGCCGACTTTCTTTTCGTTCTTTGCCTCGTAGTAAGCAAGGATTTCTTCAAGGGATTTTCCCTCGGTCATCACCCTGTCTATTCTCGATTCCAGCGCCTCAGCAACCGTGTTCCCGTGTGCGAAATACCCAAGATTGTGACCTGCTTTGATGATTCCGTTTTCGACCTCGCTCTTTTCAATCGTTCCGTACATTTTCTTCTGGTATCCGAGTTCTTTGAGTTCATTCGGCAATTCCGAAAGTTCAAAGCTAAAGAGGACGAATTCTTTGTCTGCGATTCTGACCGTGTTGGTAACTTCTGTGAGGTTTACGATTTTGATTTCTGTTTTCATGGTTGCGTTCCTTTCTGTCCCGTATCGGGGTGGTGTTTTCATCTTACACCCCAATTATAGTCCCTTTTAGGGACATTGTCAAGAGGTTTTTGGAAAATAATTCACAAATTCAGAAAATAATTTTTGTCGATTATGTTCAATCGTTACAAAATCTCTGTTTTCTCGTGTCTCAAAACGGGACAGGCAACTCTAAAAAAATAACGCACCCTACCGACAATCTTCCGCGACAGTTCCTCGCGGCGCAATCTTCCGTGCGATTTTCTTATGTTTTCCGCATATGCGAATCCCTGCTTTTCGTAAGCCCTCGCCATCACCCCGAAAAGGGAATCCAATCTGGCGGCGGTTTCCTCGTCCAGCTTGTCCGCAATCTCACACATCATAGCCCGCACTTCCTGCTCCGCCTCTCTCACTTCCTCGATTACCTCGTGCAGTTCGCTTTCCTCGTATCTCTCGTACATTGCTCTGTAGTTTTTCATAGTTTTGCATCCTTTCAATTTTCTTTAATGTCTTGACAGGAGACTTGCTTTCTGCTATAATGTATGCAGAAAACACCCCTATCGGGGATTGTTTCTGCCACGGTAAAGCTCCTTCCGCCAAGTTGGTTAGCCATGCCGTGGTTCTTTTTTGCCTATTCGCTTTTTGGAGACTTCAACAGCATATGAATCGCTCTGCGAACAGCTTCGCTTTTTGATATGCCGTTCTTCTCACAATAATCTCGTAATGCCATTTCCGTTCCGATGTCAATACTCACACCAAATTCGATGTTTTTGGGGTTACTCGCTTTGGGTCTGCCCATTCGCGGGTTGTTTGTCTTTCGTTGATAAATAATAATTTTCTCCTTTCTCTTGCCTTTTCCGGTTTTGTGTGGTATAATAGATATGGGGTTTGCGAGTGGCGGCAAGTGCCACCCGCATTCCTCATTCCCGTGGCTCTGGCTTAGTTGTCAGAGCCTTTCCTTTTTGCCTCCTCGATTACCTCGTCAATCAGTTCCTTTGCCTTTTCGACATTGTCGCTTTCGAGCAGAGCTTTGATTGAGAGCATAACCGTGAGGAGTTCCAACCTCGTCATATCCTCTTTCATCTGTTCTCCTTTCTGGCACTTGCCGCCGAATTTATCAGACTCTTCATCTGACATCTTAATTATACTTTATCCGGCGGAAAAAGTCAAGAGATTTTTGAATAATATTTCCTATAATTGACAATTTATTTTTACGGGAGCTGTTTTTCGCCCTTTTCGGTTGACTTACAATCGTTTGTGTGGTATAATTGTATCAACAAAAAGCAGGAGAGGTGTCGGATATGGGATTAAGACTTCGGAAGTCAATCAGGGTCGGAAAACACGCGCGTATCAATCTGAGCAATAGCGGTGTTGGGTATAGCGT